AAATTGCTTACTTTTGATATGACATTAATTGAAAAATAAACAAGGAAATGGGACAAATACAAGGTTCGGTTCAGAACATTGAAATCGACACAGCCGGCGGCTCATCCTACAAGACGCTCGTCTGCCTGCGCACATCAAGCGTTAACTCCACCGTGACGGTCAACGAGGACGAAACCAACTGCGGCAAGCTGACAAGTGTTGGCGATCCTGGCTTCTCTTTCTCGTTCGATGCAGTTTGCGAGGTCGCTCCGACTATCTCACAAGTGAGCTACAAAGATCTGTTGACGGCAACGGTGAACAAGACCAAGATCACCGTGCGCTTCCAGAACCCCACCGTCACTGGCGCGTCCATCGGAACGGTCTATTACCACCAGTGCGAAGCTTACATCACCGACCTGACGCTGAACCAAGATGCGGCCGGCGGTGCTTATGTCAACTTCTCCGGGACGATCCAGAGCACCGGCACGCTTGACATCACTCCGTAATAGCTTCACACTACACACACAAATATGAACGGTTACATTCAAGCCGACATCCTCGGCCGTACACGAGGATTGAAGTTCGGCATGCTGGCTGTCCAGCAGATAGGCATGGAGATGCAAAAGTTAGGCAAGGTCTTCGGGGATAACTCGATAGACCTTGCCGCCGTGCCCGTCATTATCTACTGGGGTCTTTTCAATAATTGCTACATCAAGAAGGAAGACCCGGACTTCACCTTTGAGGATGTGGTAGATTGGGTTGATAGTAATATCGGAAATCCCGATTTATTTACTCCCATCCTTCAGGCATTCTACGACTCCAAGTTTCTTCAGCCTACTCAACAAGCACCGCAGGAAGAGCAAAAAAAAAGTTCGACCTCGACACGCAGGAAGGCTGGGACAAATTAAGGGCGCACGTCACCGGTGAGATCGGTCGGAGTGATTACGATGCGCTGACCTTCAAGGAAGTCTCGCTGATTATAGAAGGCTACCAAGAACGTCTCATCCACGACTACCGCAACACGCGTCTCGTCATGTTCATGATGGCAAAGATGTGGGGCGATCCCAAGAAGGTACCTGACAGCCCTGAAGCACTCTGGAAACTGCCGGGTGACGCGGATGCCGGGGTGACAGAGGCCGATATCGCCGAGATGTTTCGTAAATTGCGGTCAAAGGAGCAAGGTGGCTGACAATCAACTTCAAATAAATATAGGCGCAGACACGCGGAGCCTTGAGCAAGGGCTTCAGCGTGCCACTGCCGCCGTTGAGACATTTGACAAAAGCGTCAAGAAAACAACCACAGATTCAGGGAAGGCCACGCTGGCACTCTCCAACCTTGGCAGGGTAGCTTCTGACGCTCCCTTCGGCTTCATAGCCATTGCCAACAACATCGAGCCACTCATTCAGTCGTTCCAATCTGTACGGAAAGAATCCGGCAGCGTGGGCGGTGCACTGAAGGCTCTTGGCGGCTCACTTGCAGGCCCTGGCGGTCTGCTTCTCGGCTTCACGCTCGTCAGCTCTGCCATAACGGTGGCAATACAGAAATATGGCAGCCTTGGCGGTGCGCTTGATGCGCTTTTCGGCAAGCAAGATTCACTGAACCAGGAGATAAGGTCAGCGGCTGAATCTTATGCCAAGTACAATGAGCAGCTCAAGTCATCGGTCAGCATTCAATCAAATGCCGCCGGCAGTACGCAAGGAGAGATCAGCAGGGTGCAGGCATTGGCCGCCATTGTCAATGATACGACTGCAACCTATTTGCAACGCAACAATGCGCTGCAAGAATTGGCGAAAATCAACAAGACATATTTTGGCAATCTCGATCTGGAGAGTGCAAAGCTTGGAACGCTGACCACCGCGGTCAATGCTTATACTCAAGCCACGATTCAGTCAGCCATAACTAAGGGATTTGAGAGCGAGATAGGGGCGGCAAATGTCGAGCTCAATAAGCAGGAGAACATCCTGAAGAAGCTGCAAGATAGACGCAGAACCCTTCAGGCCGCTCCTCAAAGAATTGTGGGTGCAGCGGCCACCGTTGACACTCGTGACATCATCGCTGCCACGCAGGCAGAACTTGATCAGGCAAGAGTAGTGACTGAACTGCGTGCGAGGATACGGGAACTGAACACAGCCATCGGCGATAGCATAAGGCAGTTCAATGCCATAACGGCACCAATCAATGCAGCAAATGCCGCCACGCAGAACAACACTACGGTCACAAATACGAATACAAGTGCAATAAATAAGCGGACGGCTGCTTTACAGAAAGCAGAAGAAAAGCAAAAGTCACTTGCCAAAATTCTCGCAGAAGCCGGTCAGGTGCAGACGCTTGACTTCACATCAATATTTGATGTCGACCAGGCTGAAGCAAAAAGCAGACTTGAGCGGCTTGGTATAGTCACAGCGTATCGTGACGCATTTGAAGAAGCACTGGCTCCATCACAAGGTACTCTCGGTCGCAACTTCACCATAATTCCACCAGAAGCCATACAGTCAGCCATTGACAATGTGAACCGACTGCGTGATGCTGGACTACAAGCAGGCGCAGCATTTAGCTCCGTCATATCGCCGGCCATTGACGGCGTATTCTCGGCCATTGAGAATGGGCAAAGTGTGATCAAGTCACTGGGCGAATCGTTCAAGAAACTTGTCATCGACCTAATCAAGGCAACGGTCAAGGCTGCTGCCTTTGCGCTGGTCATCTCTGCGGCATCCGGTGGCACCATTAATTTCGGCACTGCCTTCCGCGGTGCACTGCAACTCGGTGGTGCAGGCGGTGCCGGCGGTCTGCGCATCGGTGGCGCAGCTGCTCCAACCTTCGGGGGAGTGAGCGGCTTCGGTGGTGGTCTGCAACTTGCCGGTCAGGTAGTCTTCACGCAGCGCGGCACTGACCTTGTCGGGGTGCTCAACTCATCGAACGCACGCATAAACAGAGTCGGATAATGGCAGCAGTCAAGTTCTTTCTTGAGTTCGAGAACGTGCAGGGTGATCTCTGCACGGTCAACTTTATTTTCGAGGATTACAATGATGCGCCCATCCGCTTGTACGGCGGGCAGCAGCCGTTCATACTTGGCGAGTTCAACCAAGACTTCGACTTGTTCAAGCCCATCCGACCGCAGCAAGCGACCATTCAGGTGCTGGCATCTGCCGGCGGGGTATCGCTTGAGGACTTCCTGACAGACAATGACACCGACATCACAGTTCGCTTTGACTTCGGTGACTTCGGCAGTTATTGGTCGGGCATATTAAGTCAGGAGGACATCGAAGAAACTTGGATATCAACTAACCACATCCTGACGCTTCGTGCAGATGAAGGCTTTGGGAGGCTTCAGAACCAACAACTCAACGATGGCACCGGAGCGGCACTGATCGGCACCTACACGCCGTTCAATTATATCCAATACGCTGCTGATGATATCATCGGAAACTTCTTCTACACTCGAATCTACTCAAACCTCTTTCACACCTCGATGTCATCGGCATCGAACCAGACCGGCATTGACCAGTGCTTGATTGATGCACGCACATTTGAGCAGGCACCTGGTGAGTTCGACAATGGCTACATGGTGCTCGAAAAGATCAACCGCGCGTGGTCTCAAACATTATTCCAATGGAATTCTTTGTGGGTCATTCTGCGAATTCCTGAACTATTTCGCACTGGCAATCTTGTTGGCTTCAACACGAACCGGCCAACGGTAGGCAATAGAGCGGCGGTGAACAAGCGGTATGATATCGAGGTCGGAGTTCAGGAAAAGGTCAAGCCGATTGTGCCCGAGATGCTTAAAAGCGTTATCAAGCCATCAATTTACACGCAAGCGAATTTCGACTGGGTGCCGCACAATCAACTTATCTGCAATCAGTCGTTTCAATATGGTGATTACGTTCAGAGCGGCACCAAGACCGAGACAGACGGAGGCGGCAACAGCATACTCATATCTTACGATGAGTACACGGTCGATCAGTGGCAGCCGTACCAATACGGCACGGAAGGCACCGTCTTAAATGTTACTCCCATTGGCAGGAGAGAAGAGTATAGTGTCGGAGGTCTGCGCAACAATTATTTTTATATCGGCGGATCAAATGTTACGGCACCTCCGGGCACGGTGGCTGCGATGAATACTGAAGCATTCAGCTGCCGCTTTTATGTCAAGTGGCAGGACAAGATGAAGTTCAGCGTGAACTTCCGAACATCGACTGAATTTTCACCAAATAGCAACCTTCTGGAGTATGGCAAGATACTTCTGAAGAACGGAACGCTCACCTATTTCCTGCGGTACTCGGACAACTCTTGGCAAGTCTACAACCCATTGGGGGTCAGCCAGGGCCTTGTCACCAACTACCCGGCAGGCACCAGTTCTAAAGAATGGCGCACGGAGGAATATGAGACCGACAGCATCCCTTTCGATGGATGGATTGAGGTATATCTCACGAATGGGTTGCAGTTAAGCAGTTACGTTCCACCTCCGGTTGCACCCACAAATGAATGTCATTTTAGTGACCTGACAATAGAGATCACCAACAGCATCAGCATTCAGCGCAATAGAGTGGTGAAGGGTGACTATGATCGGTACACCATTGCGCGGGATGTTGTGAAGACCGACACGGAAACGGTCTATCTTGACGATGCGCAGACGCAGAACCACAAGGGCGCAATCCTTGAGACTGACGGCATCACGCTCACCAATGATGAGTGGTATCGCCGCACCGACTTCAATGGTGATGTGACCACTGACGAGCGGCTGACATTCAAACGCCAGCATGCGCTTGCCAAGTGGTACATGAACCGAGGCTACAAGACGAAGCTCGATGTCAATCTCTTCGGCTTGAAGTGGGCAGACTCATTCGGTGACATCTATCCGATTGGCATCATCAACACGATCAAATTTGTGGATGATGCGCCGACAAAAATATTCGCCATCACGAACCTGAAAGAGATTGACTTTATGTCCTGCACATGGTCAGCCACGCTGATTGAGATTGTTGACACTACGATTGCCGATAATGAGCCAGGTGCGACAGATGTGCATACCTTTGACTATTACTACGAATAAACTATGGCCGATCCGGTAAAGGGTGAAAATGTGGTCTTTTATGCCAAGCTTGGGACATCATACTATCCCTTCGCTTGCGCCAAAGATGTCACCATCACTCAAACAACTGACAAGATAGAACTGGCACCATACACAACGGGCAAGTGGCGGTCTTATATCTATGGCCGAACATCCGGCACTATCACCGGCAATGGCATCGTGAAAATTGACGCAGGGGTGGGCAAATACAGCATCTTCGACCTTCTGAACTTCCAGACCGATCACATCATCGTGCTGACGAGATATACGCTCACCGATCCACAAAGCAACCAAAAGACCTATGATGTGCCATGTCTCATTGACGAGGTCACATTATCGGGCACGGTTGGGCAGTTCGCCACCTACTCATTCACGCTCACCATGTCTGGTGATCCGGAGTTCAATCAGACACCGATCAATGATGCGTTGACGGATGTTGACTCTTGGGACTACACGGCAACGGGTGGTGAGACGGTCATCTCCAATGCCACGCTGATTGGTGTCGATGTCCTTGACATCCGCAGGAACGGCATCGGCCTTCAGGTCATCACCGCCGGCACACCTACCGGGAGTCAGGTCAAGTTCAACTCCGGAGCGGGTTCGCTTGAGTTCGGCATGGCTCTTGGTGTTGATGAATATATCCTTGTAATCTATGTCGCTTAATGGTCAGCGTTAAAACATACATAGTCCCTGCTCCCGGCAGCTACGTTGACACAAGTGGCATCGTGGCCGCTGATGTGATGGTGGTTGACCGCAATGGCATCGGGGTGAAGCACTCAACGGCCTTCAACACCGGCACCAGTTCGCAAAGCATCAAAGCCTATCAGTGGTACGGCGTAAGGCCGCAGACCCGACCTCCCGGCACCTATCTCATTGAGATATCAGAGGTCATCGGGGCAACCGATCGCACCTATGTATTCAGGGTCGGGCCATCACCGGCAGTAGGGTGGACATACACGCTCTATTTTGGGGCGATTCTGGCCGTTTATACAAGTCAGGCAGGTGATACTGCCACTGATGTGCGTGACGGCCTTGTTGCGGCTGTAAATGCGCAGACGTGGGGTGTGTCGGTGACGGCCACGGCACAGAGCACGAACGAGCTTGAAGTAGTGGTCGATGACACGACTACGACCTTGACCAACCTGGTCGGCAAAGAGAAGTGGAAGAACGGCTACTATGTCACCATCACGGGGGTGAACTACATCGTGCTGGAGCAAGAGAGCACAACCTCACAGCCTGCACTCCCGGCAGTGTCCGCATCGTACAACTTCACGGCACTCAACATCATGCCATCCGACATTCAGACATACCTAACCGAACCACTTTACATCACATCCTTCAGCCAGAGCGTGGCAGGAACGGCAAACATCAACGGCGTGCCCATTGTGGGCAACGTACCGGCCAATGAATGTGTGGTGTACCAATTCGGTCAGAAGATATACTTTGAGCTGCCTTTGTTGGCAGGAGAGATCATAAACGTGATATCAAAATGAATATGAAACGACTACTTTCACTTGTTGCATTTTTTGCAACACTTCAAGCGTCAGCACAGCAAGTCAATCCAGTGCCGGACTACGTGTTCAGAAACCAGATGTCAGTCGGCAGAGGCACGGTCACCGACACCGCAGCATACTTCAGCATCGGCCCAAGGTACGGAGCGAATAAAGGCTTCATGCCTCCGATCGTGGGGGATACTGCGACCTTTTCATCTGGTAAGCGCAATGGCTTGTTGATATTCTCGGTTCAGAAAAACAAGTTCCTCTACTGGGATTCCGTCAGGGTACAATGGTCGGACATGGCGGGTAGTTCGGGAACTTACATCACCGGCAGCGGCATCACGGGATATGTCCCGCAATTCTCCGGCACGACCACCATCGACACCTCGGGACTTTTCACGCTCGGCAGTCGCTTGGGCATCGGCACATCTTCATTTGCCTACACATCAGCCACTTCGTCAATAGAACTGAACGGCACATCGGGCGGCATCCTTGGATTCAAGCGAAACGATAGTGCAAGGGGTTACCTATGGCACACGGGCGATAACATGGAACTTGCCAACACGACCGCAGGGGCGATATCATTCAACACCAACAGCGCAACGAGGGGCAGCATATCCTCCGCAGGTGTGTGGCGATTACACAACCTCGCAGGGACGGGGGATAGAGTGGTGGTCGCATCATCCAACGGCACGTTATCTGCATCGACATCCGTGACGGGATTGGTGGACACCACGACCATCTCGACAAGGGCGTGGAGGCAGAAGGGTGACGATTCCCTTGGCGCAATAATCGCCACGAAAGGAAGCGGCACGGTTACATCG